TGTGTACCTGAGCGATTTCGGCACGATCTCGGTTGTTCCTAACCGCTTCATGAACAGCACCAACGCTGGCAACGAAACCGCTTTCGTGGTTGACCCCGACATGGCTGCTGTTGCTTATCTGCGCCCGTTCCAAACCAACGAACTGGCTAAGACTGGTGACAGTGAAATGACCCAACTGCTGGCCGAACTGACTCTGGAAGTCAAGAACGAAGCAGCACACGGTATCATTGCCGACCTCAGCTAATGTAGTTGCTAGCCAGTTTTGGGACTGGTCTTACCCCCCTTGGGAAACCTTGGGGGGTTTTTTCTTTATGGTATTACGGCTAGAATGTCAACCTATGGAAAACCCTCAATTTCGGAAATCTGTTGCTCACGCTGACGGTGAAGGTGGTTTGATTATTCAAACTGCTCAGGATGTTTCTGGACTCGTCGAATCTAACAAACGTGAGTTCAATTCTTACGACGAACGGGCAAGGTGGTCTGATGAGTTGTATGGAAACAAAGTCGCATCAATTCCATTCACTGCAATTGATGACCTAAACAAGATGGGAATCATGCGTGGTTTTACCGTTATTGATGATGCTCGTTTTGCTATGTGGCTAAACAATCCTGAAAATCGGGCATGGCGAACACGCCCTGGAGTTATCTAATGGCTTTCGATTCCTACTCAGACCTTCAAACGTCGATTGCCAGCTACCTGGCTCGATCCGATCTGACTACTCAGATTCCTGATTTCATTAGGTTTGCGGAGATTCGGCTTCGTCGTGATCTACGGATTCGGCAAATGCTGTCCACCTCTACGCTGACTGCAACTTCTGGAACCGCAACGCTAACAATCCCGACTGACTTCCTCGAGGCTCGGGATTTTGTCGTTAATGGCAATCCTGTTCAGCCGCTGAATTACGTCAGCCCTGCTCTGTATTCCCGCAACTCTCGCAGTGATGTGAGTGGTAAGCCGCTGGATTACACGGTTCTTGCAAGCACATTCAAACTTGCTCCGAATCCAGATACAGCTTATACGTTTACCCTAACGTATTACGCTGCCCCTGCTTTCTTGAGCAGCACAAACACATCAAACGTTTTCCTAACCACTTGCCCTGACCTTCTGCTGTATGGCGCTTTGGTTGAGGCAGAGCCTTTCCTGATGAACGATGCTCGTGTCAACACATGGGGTTCCATGTTTGATCGCAGTATTGCTTCGCTGATTAAGTCCGACGAGGAAGGCCAGTATTCTGGTGTGCCTCTTGTTATGCGTGTTTCACAAGGTTAATCATGCCGACACAAAGAATCACGTTCGGTGAATGGATGCCAGACCAGCCTGGTATCAGTGGCGCTCTGACCGAAGCAAAGAATGTGGTTTCTTCTGCTGTTGGATACGGGCCTATTCCATCTGCGGTGACGTTCTCTGGCTCTGCTGCTGAGAATCTCTTGTCTTTGTACGCAGCAAAGAACCCAGACAGCACAACCCAACTGTTTGCCGCTGGATACACCAAGGTCTATACCTGTGACGGTGTTGGCGCACTTACCCAAGTGAACACTGGATACACGGCAAATGAACGTCCCAGGTTCACGCAGTTCGGCAAGAGGGTAATCTTTGCAAACAATGCTGAGAAACTTCAGTCGTGGACGCTTGGATCGTCTACTGCGTTTGCAAACCTTTCTTCAGATGCTCCGATTGCCAAATACGTCACGGTTGTTCGTGACTTTGTGGTGGCGGCAAATACATTTGAATCATCTGTGCAGGAGCAGTATCGAGTCCGCTGGTCTGACCTGAACAACGAAACCAACTGGACAACATCTGCAACTAGCCAAGCAGACTACCAAGACATTCCTGATGGTGGTCAGATTGTTGGCATCCGTGGTGGCGAGTTTGGATTGATCTTCCTTGAAAGAGCAATCCATCGTATGTCTTACATTGGAACGCCTTTCATTTTCCAGTTTGACAACATCTCTAGGAACAAGGGATGTATGGTTCCTGGCTCGATTGCTCAGTATCAGGGAATCACGTTCTTCGTTTCTGATGACGGTTTCTATATGTGTGATGGTCAGTCCGTCATGCCTATTGGCGCAGAGAAGGTGGATAAATTCTTCCTGAATGACGCCTCGGAATCTGATTATCCGTCTATGTCCGCTGCGGTTGACCCAATCCGTAAGCTGGTTCTGTGGAACTACGTTTCCATCAGCGGTGACCGCAAGCTGCTGATTTACAACTTCTCCACAAAGAAGTGGACATACGGTGACGCTGGCACTGATTACATCGCAGAGGCATCTAGCGCAAACGTGACTCTGGAGCAGTTGGACAGTATCTCTAACTCCATTGATGCTTTGACAACTTCTCTTGATTCCCGCCTTTATGTTGGTGGCAAATACTTCCTTGGCGGGACGTTTGGCAACTACATAATGACCTACACCGGGCCAAACCTGACTGGAGACATCCAGACTGGTGACATCGATGTAGGCGCAAACTCTGTTGTGACGCTGGCTCGTCCGCAGGTTGATGGCGGCTCTGCAAGTGTTTCTGTGGCATCTAGGACGCTTTTGAGCCAGGATGTGTCTTTCGGTACGGCTGTTGCAGCAAGCAGTGAGAATCGCTGCCCACTGAGGTCTGCTGGCCGTTACCACCGAATCCGTGTCCAGCCTTCTGGTGTCAATTGGGAAAATGCCGTGGCTGTGGATATTGACATTGTTGGTCAGGGTATCCGATGACAACTCAGTTCAGAACGCTCCCTGTTTTCGGCGGTGACCCTCGGGCCATCTCCGAAATCGTCAACGGGATTATGAACGGTAAAACCAACAATACCGGGACGATCACGCTGGCGACAGGGAATGCGACAACCACAACCATCTATGACAAGCGGATCAGCGTAGATTCCAAGATCATCGTCATTCCGTGGTCTGCTGCTGCTTTCACTGATTCCACCCCGTATGGTGCTTTTCAGGACTCTACAGACCAAACTGCTGCGTCTACTACAGCAGCTTATCCTATAACTCTGAACACAACGGATTATTCTCATGGAGTGTCGGTTGTCAGTAATTCACGGATTACTGTTAAAAGTTACGGAATTTATAACATTCAATTCAGTGTTCAGTTTGCCAATACAGATACACAGATTCACGACATAGATTTGTGGTTCAGAAAAAATGGCACTGATGTTGCTAATTCAAACAGCCAATACTCTATTCCAAACAGTCATGGCGGCATAGACGGACATTTGATCGCTGCGCTAAATTTCTGGATTGAATTGAATCCAGATGACTATGTGCAATTGATGTGGAGGGCTGCGAACACCAATGTCAAGATTGAGCAAATTCCTGCTCAAACTAGCCCAACTAGGCCAGCCACTCCATCTGTCATTCTGACTATGAACTATGTTGCATCAAATGGCGTGAATGCTGCTGGAGATTATGGCGTGTATGTCAGCGCACAAACGCAAGGCGAGGCAACTTTGACGCATTTTGCAAATTCCACCTCAAACAAGACATATGCCTATGTCATTGTGGGATAAAGTGTTTATAATGATTCCATCGGATCACCCGTCATGGAATCCAGACTTTTAGGAGTTAATCATGGCGGTAACTACCTCCACCCAAATTGATCCAACAATCCAGCCGTTTCTGCAATACGGCTTGCAGCAGGCGCAGCAGCTTTATCAGGCTGGTGGCCCTCAATACTATCCAAACCAAGCGTTTGTAGCCCCGTCTACGGCCACACAAACTGGCCTTCAGGCTCTGGAGGCTCGCGCCACTCAAGGCAATCCTCTGCTTGGTCAGGCTCAGGGGGCTTTGGGTCAGACGCTTGGTGGCGCTTACCTAACTGGTAACCCGTTCTTTCAGGGTGCTTTTGCCCCTGCTGCACAAGCTGCTACGCAACGGTTCCAGACCGCCATTGGTGACATTGCTTCCAAGGCAAGCCTAGCTGGTCGTTATGGTTCTGGTGCAATGGGCAACCTTCAGGATCGTGCTACTGGTGCTTTTGCTCAATCCTTGGCAAACACCGCTGGCGATCTGGCTTATCGGAATTACGAAGCCGAACGTGCCCGTCAGAATGCTGCGATTGCTGCTGCTCCTGCAATGGCTCAGACTGACTACCAGGATATCCAAAATATGTTGCAGGCTGGTCAACTGCGCGAGGGTTATACGGGTCAGCAACTGCAAGCAGACATCAACCGCTTTAACTTCTTGCAGAACGCTCCGCAGCAGAACTTGGCAAATTATCTCAATGCAGTTTATGGGAATCCTCTCAAAAACCAACCTATTCAAATGGGTGGCGGTTCTGATGCGTCAACATTGCAGAACCTTTTGGGAACTGCCGCAACTCTGGCGGGCATTGAGAAGAATACTGGCTGGTTGTCTAGTGGTTGGAATCGGCTCTTTAGTTAAGGTGACATGATGGCTGGACTACTTGATATTTTCGGAAGCAGCGGCTCTCAGACCTTGGGACTGCTGGGTATGTCGCCTGAAGACGTACAACGTGCCCGTGATGATGCTCAGGCTCAAGCAATGTATACATTGGCTGGTAGGCTGTTCCAGGGTGGCAACACGGGCCGCTCGATTGCTGAAGGTCTGCAACTTGGTCAGCAAGCCTACAAACAGGCAATGCAAGGCCAACTCGCTGAAACTCTGCAAGGCGCACAGATTCAGGAGTTGCTGCGCCAGCGTCAAGAGGCTCAGGCTATTAAGCAGCGTCAGGAATCTGTCAATCGAATCATCGGTCAGGCGTATCAACCTGCGGTTGCCGCACAACCTGCTCAGGAAATCTACGGCGAAGACATCATGGGTCAGCGAGTCGGCGAAGGCATGACTCCTGCTATTCAGGCTCGTCCTGCACAGTTTGATCTAACTGGTGCAACACCTCTTTTGATGGCCCTACCTGAAGGTCGTAAGGCTTTGACAGAAATCGTTGCTGCTCAGAAGGCAATGCGCCCTGAAGGATACATACTCGGCGAAGGTCAAGTTAGGTATGAAATGGGGCCGGATGGTAAGCCTGTGGCTGTTGCCAGTGGCGCTCCTAAGCGTGAGCCAATTCCTAGTGCAATTGCTGAATACAATTTTGCCAAGGATCAAGGCTACAAAGGTACATTCCAAGAGTTTGAACTGTCTAAACGTGCCGCTGGCGCACCCAAAGTTGCAGTCGATCTCAAAGACCCAACGGCTGTTGCTAACGCTCAAAAGGGTGTTATTTCTGACTGGCGTGCTGTTGTCAAAGACACTGGCGCAACGGAAGTGGCAGATCGCTACAAGGCTGCAATTGAAGCTGTTACACAAGGCAACGCTGGCAACAAATCTGCTGATGGCGCACTGATCTACGCAATCGGTAAGATTTACGATCCGTCTGGTGCTGTGCAAGAAGGCGACAAGGGAACAATCCTTGGTAACAGGTCTATCCCTGATTCGATCAAAGCATATGCCAACCGAGTGTTTACAGGTCAGTCTTTGCTGCCTGAAGAACGTCAAGGGCTGCTCAGTATCGCAACCAAGATTGTGGAAGCAAAGGCCAAAAACCTTGAGTCTCAGAAAGCCCCTTATACAAGCATTTCCAGGCAATTGGGTGGCACAGGCGAACTTCTGATTAACCCGCTTGCTGACGTTCTCAAGCAACCAGCACCAAACGACCTTGCCGCTGCCGCACTTGCTGAACTGGCTCGACGCAAGAAAGGACAATGATGGACTTGTCTAAACTGTCAGACAAAGACCTAGAGGCTCTGGCTAGGAATGACTTGGCCTCAATGTCTGATTCTGCGCTTCGAATCATTGCTGGCGCAACCGAACTTGCACCTCCCGCCAAGAAAACCAAGCGTCAGATCGTTGAGGAGGCAATGACTCCTCCTCCGATGCCAACAATGGGTGTTGGCAATGCTGGCGACCTTCTGCGTCAACTTGGTTTGACTGCAAGGGCTGGCATTACTGGTGCTGCTGCAATTCCTACCATGTTGGCAGAACCGATTGCCGCATTGACTGGTCAACCCAGCCAAGCAGGTCAACTTCAAAAACTGCTGACACAACTTGGACTGCCTGAGCCTAAGACATCTCAAGAACGAGTCGTTCAAGACATCACAAGTGCTGGCGCTAGTATTGCTGCTCCTGCCTCGCTTACTCGATTCCTTCCTGAAGCCGCACAACGGTTCTTCACGCAGAATCTTGGGACTCAAGCTGCCGCTGGTGGTGCTGGTGCTTTGGCATCTGGTTCTGCCCGTGAGTCTGATGTCGGCCCGATGGGTCAGATGATTGCTGGCACGATTGGTGCTATGGGTGGTGGAGGCGGTGCTGCCATTGGGCCTGCTGTTTCTCGCGCTGCTAAAGAAACTGTACGTCCGTTCACTCAGGCTGGCCGTGAGGTCATCACTGGTAATGTACTGCGTACTCTTGCAACCAGCCCAGAACAGGCTATCAAGGCTGGAGAGACGTACATTCCTCCTGTTCCTGGTTATCAGCCTACAACCGCACAGGCAACCCGCGACATTGGCCTGATTTCTTCTGAAACGGCAATTCGTGGTTTGGATGTTGGCAAGGGTAAGTTTGGTGTCCAAGGCATTGAAGCTAATCGTGCAAGGATGACAATTCTTGACCGTCTCGCCAAAGATGAGGGAACGCTGCAATCTGCCATTGAGAAGCGAGATCAAGTCACTGCACCGCTTCGTGAGCAAGCATTTGCAAAATCCAGTGTTGATCCAGAAACATTCCAAAGTGCGGTTTCTCTGACTGTCAACAAGACGATTGAGAATATCCTTGCCTCTCCTGCTGGTAAGCGGTCAACTGTTCAGTCTGTTCTGGACGATGCTCGGACGGATATTGCTCGAGCATCTACCCCTCAAGAACTGTACGAAATCCGTAAAGACCTTCGTGCTGCTGCTCAAGGTCTGCTGGACAAGTCAAGCAAGAATGGCCCGAGTTCTGGCGCTTACAAGGTTGCCAAGAATGAACTTGAGCAGGTTATTCGCTCTGTTGATGATGCGATTGAAGCCGCTGCGCCAGGATACAAAGACTATCTCAGGAAATACTCTCAATCGAGCAAAGGCATTGAGCGTCTTGAGGCTGCGCAGCAGTTCCGTAGCAAGGTTCTTTCTACGACTCCAGACCCGTCCACTGGTGAGTATCTGATTTCCCAGCCTTCCTTTGTTCGTGCGATTCGTGCGGCAGAGAAAGACACCAAACTGTCAAACACTCAACTAGCCGTTTTGAAGAAAGTGGCATCTGATCTTGACTCTGGTGTTTTGGCTCGTGGAGTGAAGGTTCCTGGGTCTGACACATTCAAAAATATGAGTACCGCTAACGTGATTGGCGGTATCATTGGCAAGCAAATTTATGGCGATGTGCCTCCTGCTTTTGCCAAGATCATGGCTCCTATGAACTGGCTTTACAACGGAACAGATGATGCGATTCGGGAATTGATTGTTGACGCAATGCTTGACCCTAAACTTGCCTCTAGGCTGATGTCAAAAGCCTCTGTTGTGTCGATTGAGCCTATCAGCAAGGAACTTCAGAAAAAAGCCCTGGCGCTAGGCTACGGCGCAACATTCGGACTGACGGAGTAAAGCAATGGCAAAGACCAAAATCAGTGAATATAGCAGCACCGCTGGAAACAACACTGACATCAACAACATCAATCTAGCGGAGGGCATGGCTCCTTCGCTGGTGAACAATGCCATCCGTCAATTGATGGCCCAGCTTAAAGACTTCCAAGCAGGCTCTGCTGGCGACAGTTTCACTGTTGGTGGGAATCTTTCCGTTACTGGCACTTCAACACTGACTGGTGCAATTACAGCAACCGCTGGATTGACCGGCCCGATTACAACTTCTTCAGCCGCAATCTCTGGCGGTACGATCAATGGCGCAGTTATTGGTGGCGTTACCCCTCAAACGATTACTGGCACAACTATCACGGCTAACACTGGCTTTGTTGGTTCTGTTACTGGTAACGTCACTGGTAACCTGACAGGAAACGTCACAGGCAATGTCACTGGCAACGTAACTGGCAACATTACCGGGAACGTCACTGGAAACGTCACAGCATCTTCTGGAACATCTACCTTCAACAATGTGACCATCAACGGCACATTGGACATGGCATCTGGTACTGTTGGAACCATCACTGGTCTGGCAACGCCTACGAATTCCTCTGACGCTGCCACCAAAGGTTATGTGGATGCGGTTGATGCTGCCAAGCTGAACCTGGCTGGCGGCACGATGTCTGGCAACATTGCAATGGGCGGTAACAAAGTTACTGGCCTTGGCACTCCGACAGGCGATGCTGATGCTGTCACCAAGTCTTATGTTGATGCAATTGCTCAAGGTATTGACGCAAAAGCATCTTGCGTAGCGGCTACGACTGCCAACATCACTCTTTCTGGAACTCAGACCATTGACGGTGTGTCTGTGATTGCGAATGATCGGGTTCTGGTCAAGGATCAGACAACCTCCTCGCAGAACGGCATTTATGTGGCTGCTGCTGGTTCGTGGAGCCGGGCAACGGATGCAGATGCATGGACGGAACTGGTTTCTGCATATACCTTTATTGAGGGTGGCACTACAAACGGCTCAAACGGCTTTTACTGCACTGTCGCAGCAGGTGGAACGCTTGGCTCTACTGCGGTAACTTGGACGCAGTTCTCAGGTGCTGGTCAGATTACTGCTGGCACTGGCATGACCAAGACCGGCAATCAGCTTGATGTGAATACAGCATCTTCTGGCCGAATCGTTGTCAACGCAAACGATATTGACCTGGCGACCACTGGCGTAACGGCATCAACCTACAAATCGGTCACTGTTGACGCTTATGGCCGTGTGACTGCTGGCACGAATCCTACGACCATTTCTGGTTTCGGGATTACTGATGCATACACCAAGACTGAGATTGATACGACCACCGCAGGTCTGCTGTCTAAGTCTGGTGGAACGATGACGGGTAACATCGTCATGGGTTCCAACAAAGTGACCTCTACGGCTACGCCTACCACAGACGATGACCTGACCCGTAAAGCCTACGTTGACTCAATCCTTGGCTCTGCAACCAGTGCTGCTACCAGTGCTGCTGCTGCGGCTACAAGTGCCACAAACGCCGCCACAAGCGCAACAAACGCATCTACCAGTGCTGGTGCTGCTGCGACCAGTGCAGCGGCTGCTGCGGCCTCCTACGATTCCTTTGACGACCGTTACCTTGGTGCAAAATCCTCCGCCCCTTCTGTGGACAACGATGGTAATGCCCTGTTGACTGGTGCGATTTACTGGAATTCCACATCCAACACTCTGTGGGTTTGGAACGGCTCTGCTTGGTCACAGGCTACCCTGACTGCTGGTAGCTTTGCTACTTTGACCGGCACTGAGACGCTGACCAATAAAACCATTGCTCTTGGTAGCAATACTGTTAGCGGTACTCTGGCTCAGTTTAATACTGTTCTGAGACACTGACGAACAAGACTATCGCATTCGGTAGCAACACTCTGACCGATGTAGCCAGCACCAACACTGCACAGACATTCACTGGAACTAAGACATTCAGCGGTACTTCTAGTGCTCTGGCAGTTGTCTTGAACGATGCTGCTGAAGTGGCTACTGTGTCTGCTACGGCTGCAACTGGCACAATCAACTACGACATTACCACGCAGTCTGTTCTGTATTACACCTCCAATGCTTCTGCAAACTGGACTGTGAACTTCAGGGCTTCTAGCGGTACTAGCTTGAACACTGCTCTGGCAACTGGTCAGTCTGTCACTGTGGCTTTCTTGGTTACTCAAGGCTCTACTGCTTACTACAACAATGCAGTGCAGGTTGATGGAACTACCTCTGGCGTGACTACTCGCTGGCTTGGTGGAGCACCTACCGCTGGTAATGCAAGTGGTATTGACTCTTATCGGATTATCAAGACAGGCAGTGCAACATTCACTGTTCTGGCCTCTGTTACTCAATTTAAGGCTTAATCAATATGCCATTACAAGCAACTTCAGGAGCAGCAAGCTATGACGCTTTTGGCGGTGGCTTGCCTTTTGTTCCTACATACATCGAGGACGTCTTCAATACTTGGCTCTACACAGGTAACAATGCTGCCCAGACCATAACCAACGGAATTGATCTTGCTGGCAAAGGTGGTTTGGTTTGGGGCAAAAAGCGTGGCGGTGCTGGAGATCACTATTGGACGGATACGGAGCGTGGCAACACACGAGTCATTAAGTCGAA